GTGCCGCAACAAAGACGATTTCAAAATCGGCTTCTGGTATTATTCGGATTTTAGTTAACTCTAATGAGCAGCTAAAAATTGTTGTCGGTAGCACCGCACATAAATATGTGTTAACATTTGCGGCTGCGGCTGGAACAACAACGGCAGACGCAGTTTACAACACTCAAGATTCTTCACCAACTAGATTGGTTTTTGAATATCCAATGACCGGCCTAGAGAATACTGGAGCAATGGTAACTGCGGTATACACTGCGGGAGATTCCGTATTGACTGATATTGGTGATGTAGGAAATACCGCATATACTCCAGGTAATGTAACGGTAACTGGTTGGACAGTGGCTGCATAATAAATGGCTGATTTAAAAATATCAGAGCTAGTACCAGCAACAACAGTTTCCGAAACGGATTCTTTTGTTGTTGTGCAATCCGGTGAAACTCGGAAAATAACTCCTGTAGTTTTATTTTCAAAGATTCCTGTCCGACCAATCTGCAAAGAAACTGCTGAGCATTTATCAAATGGGTTGATATCAACCAATATACTCACTACGGTGATTGATTCTTCGGTTTATACAAATCAGGTATTTACTTTGGCGGTAGGTGTGCACGGATTTACTAAAGAAATTGTTTGTCACAATTTGATTAATACCTTTTCTGCTACGGTAACGGTAACTGGTGGGCGAGGATTTTCTACTATTGTTTTCACTGAAATTGGGCAAACAGCAAGTCTTAAATATATCACTGACTCATGGTATATCATGAGTCATAAGGGAGTTACAATTGCCTAGTGTAAAAATATCACAGTTACCAGAAGTAACAACAACATCAGGCACAGATAGGTTTTTGGTTGTTCAGGGTGGGACATCAAAACAAATTTTGCTCAATAAGTTGTTTAATGGATTAATATCTAATCAGAATATAAATTTTAACGTTTTAACGAATGATTTTAAGGTCACAAATGCTGGGTTGGATATTATTACCGTTAAGGGGGATACCACTAATAATGTTGGTATTTTTAATAACAACCCATTGGCTAGATTGCATGTGGGTGGGTCATTTCAAATTGGTGTTCCCGCAGTAATTAGTAGCATGGTCAATACTCCAGCAACAACTACTGGAATAGCGATAACACCGTATGATCTGATTCGTAATGCTGGTGTTATATCTTTGGCTACTGATACCACTTTAGTGTCAGTAAATACCGCTGTTAACTATGTTCTTGGCAATGGAACTAACGGTCAGTCCAAAACTATTATTTTATATGATGTTTCTAGTGGCGGGGCCGTTAGTATTGGTGCGTCCAACAAAATTGGGTTTTCATCAATTAATATGGGTTCTGTCGGGGCATCGGTTACTTTGAAATTTGTGAATAACGTTTGGTGTATTGTAAATTCATATAACGTATCTATTAGCGTATGAAAACTGATAGTGAAATTTTTAATTATGCAATAAGAAATTACTATAATCCATCGTGCAAAACTGCAGAAGAATTTGCCGACGATTTTAATACAACAATAAAAATTAAAAAACTAATTAATAGGCATTTGTTGGGAGAAAGTATCAATTTTAGATTGTTGTTAAATCATTTTATGACAATGTACAATGTGTTTAACCCAAATGCCGCAACATTAATTTTATTCATGAAGATGCAGCCAGAACATTATTCATGTATAAAAACTATATCCGTGTTTCTAAATTATTTCCCAGATAATTTATCTGATTATGGCATTTGTCTCGACAATGTAGAATTTGATAAAGATATCGTTGAATTTTTAAGGGGAATATAATGGATCAAACAACTGTAGATAATGTTACGACTAAGAGGTTTATACATTATCTTATCACACCTTACGATCAGTGGGAAGCTTTTAGGATTGGTATTATTGACCGGGACGGTAAAGTTAAACGCGAACCAAAAAATAATAGTGAAACAATTTACTTTAATATGTTTCACATGTTGGTTATTCGCCTAAAAGATTTGTTAAAGACAAGCGGCAAGGGAACCAACTGGGTATTGCCATCGAGTGCTGGTCAATTTTACTTGGGTAATAAAAATCTTGCCCCACATAATTTTACTAATTGGACTATAGCAAACCGAGCATCGCTACCAATTTTTGGGGCCGCATATTCATCGATGCGCGAATGTGTCTCACTGGGCGATATATCCTTGTTTGAGTCTTTTATGCATTTTTATTTGGATAGGCCAGAAAAAATCAAAGAAATAATAGAGGACATTGCAGTTGCTATGGTTCCTGGCACTTCCACTGCTAATGTATCAATGCCTGAAAAACCATTGTCTGGTACATGGTCTGGATACAAGGCAAAGAATAAAAAGAAAGTTAAGGCACTCAATGTTCCCATTTAATTATGTATATCTTGGTGTCGGTGCCGCATTGCTTGCGTCGTCTGGCATTATTTGGTATCAAAGTAATACTATCGACTCGCTTAAAAACGATAATACAATTTTAACGTCAAAGAAAACTGATCTAGAAACAAGTATTAAGAATCAAAATGCGGCGCTTCGTGCAGGTGAAAATAAATTTACTGAGGTTCAACGAAATTTAGACATAGCATCTGGAAAAAATGCCGCCCTAACTACAGAATATGCACTGCTTAGAAATTCTTGGAAATCACAGCCAGTACCAAAAGATTGCCCGGCAGCAATAGATGAATTGCAAGTTCGATCTAGCGACCTTTCTAAGAGATGGAACAACAAATGAAGTACCTATATATTGCCTTGTTTGGTGTACTCGCTGGGTGCGATACCATGCCAACCGTTGATCAATGTGCGGACAGGCCAGTGTACCGCCCGTATATCATCGTGATGCCTGACCGCCCTACGCTGAATACCAACCAGACGATATCGACCCCTGGCGAGGTCGTTAGGTCAGTTGAATTAGACCTATCCACCTTAGCAGAGTACGCTGAAAAGTTGGAAAACTTGTTGTTAGCTATCCCATCTAACATAGGTGTTCCTGAATAGTTGACATTTGTCGGTTTTTGTGGTACTATTTTTTATTATTCGATTTTGAAGGTACTCTATGTCCGTTTGGGTTGATACCAAATATTTAAAACAAATTTCCTATCAGCTCAACAACTGGACAGAGAAAAAAATATCGCCACATCATTCAATGTGTCGTTGCCCATTGTGCGGGGACTCTAAGAAAAATGATAGGAAAAGGCGCGGCAACTTTTATGAGAAAGATGGGAAACTTTTATACACATGTTTTAATTGTGGAGTCACCACGAATTTTGCAAATTTCCTAAAACAGTTTGACCCGTTCCTATTCAAGCAATATGCCTTTGAGTCGTTTTCAGACGCACCAAACCGACATGTTAAACAAGATTTATCAGCCTCAGATTTTAGGGTAACCTCGCCCAAACCACAAAAAACAAGCATTCTTGATAACATCAAGTTGGTCAACAGTCTACCTGATGATCATATTGCAAAAATCTATATCAAAAAAAGACTCATACCAGACGAATATTCTAATTTGTTTTACTACACGGATACTTTTTTTTCATGGGCATCAACAAATTGTGACCGATTTTCTTCTGGATTGTTAGATAATGATCACCCAAGAATTATTATTCCGTGGTTCAATAAAGAAGGCGAAATATTTGCATATCAGGCCAGATCATTACATGGTCAAGAGCCGAAATACTATACTATTGTTTTAGACCCGACCACACCAAAATTTTTTGGGTTAGACCGGGTTGATCTTAGTAAGACAATTTATGTAATTGAAGGGCCAATCGACGCGATGTTTTTACCAAATTGTGTCGCGGTTGGATCATCTGCCCTTACGACTTTTGCGGGAGACGATCTCGATATAGTATATGTGTATGATGCAGAGCCTAGAAACCACGATATCGTACACCTTATTGAAAAGGCGGTGCGATCATGTGCGAAGGTGTTTATCCCACCAAAAGGATATAACCACAAAGATTTGAATGAAGCGATTCAAAGTGGGGTGACGAAAACTGAGCTAAAGTATATTATTGACCATAATACCTATTCAGGAGCTTTAGCGTTATTAAAATTTAATATGTGGAAACGGAGTTAATATGAAAAAAGTGAATGTGAATGTGGTGAATAAGTCAAAAAATCCCCTGCCTAAATATGAAACCATTGGTGCAGCGGGTATGGATTTATCATCAAATGAGGATATTGAGATTGCACCATCTGCATCAGTTGCTGTAAAAACCGGCCTGTTTTTAGAAATTCCAGAGGGGTATGAAGTTCAAATTCGTCCACGATCTGGATTAAGTGCCAAAACTTCCATGCGGGTTGCGAACTCGCCAGGAACAATTGATTCGGATTATAGGGGTGAACTATGTATTTTAATGTGGAATACAGGTTCAATTAGTTATAAAATTAATGCTGGAGATAGAATTGCTCAAGCTGTGTTGTGTGAAGTACCCCAAATTGAATGGAACCAAGTATTTGAACTTTGTTCCACCGAACGGGGAGTTAATGGTTTTGGAAGTACAGGAAAATAAGGATTTAAATACATGAAAAATTTGCCATCAGATTATCAAGAATACATTGCCCGTAGTCGTTACGCTAGATTTTTGCCAGAAAAGGCGCGTCGGGAAACATGGGAAGAAACGGTTGATCGATATTGTGATTATTTTGCCGCCCGTGATGAAAAATTTCCTAAAGCGTTGGTCAAATCGTCTATCTTTAATTTGGAAGTTATGCCTTCCATGCGGGCTTTGATGACTGCTGGGAAAGCGCTAGACCGTGATAATTTGGCTGGATATAACTGTGCATATATCGCGGTGGATGATCCTAGGGCATTCGACGAATGTCTGTATGCATTGGCGTGTGGTGTTGGTGTTGGTTTTTCTGTTGAGCGTCAGGCTATTGCTAAAATGCCGATTGTGTCAGAAGAATTCCACAAATCAAATACAATTATCAAGGTGCGAGATTCTAAAATTGGTTGGGCAACAGCCTTGCGGGAGCTAGTGTCATTGTTGTATGCCGGTCAGATACCAGGATGGGATTTAGCCCTTCTGCGGCCCGCTGGTGCCCCTCTGAAGACGTTTGGCGGCAGAAGCTCTGGCCCACAACCTTTGCATGAGTTGTTTGAAAATATGACCCGCCTCTTCATGAATGCTGCTGGTCGGAAATTGACCTCTATCGAATGTCACGATGCAATGAATTATATCGCTACAACAATCGTGGTTGGTGGCGTTCGTCGTTCAGCACAAATCTCGCTGTCCAATCTATCAGACGAACGTATGCGTAATGCTAAGACTGGGCAATGGTGGATTGACAATCCTCAACGCGCCCTCGCTAACAACTCTGCCGCATATACAGAAAAACCAGATATCGGCGTTTTCATGGACGAATGGAAGTCTTTGTATGATTCGAAATCTGGAGAACGCGGAATTTTTAATCGCCAAAGTGCTATTAAAAAAATGAAGTCGATTGGTCGCCGTGATTGGAAAAAATACGAAGATATGACTGGCGGGGCTAACCCTTGTTGTTTCTCTGGTGACATGAAGTTGTTGACAGATGCCGGATATAAAACCTTTGCCGAGTTGTCATCATTGCACGACTTTAATATTATTTCTAAGGACGGAACGGTTGCAGTCGGTAAGGTCTGGTCTGTTGGCGAAAAAGAAACCGTGAAGTTAAATGTGTCTGTTGGAGAAGCTTTCATATCGACCCCAGATCATGAGTACGAGACAACTACCGGCGGTTTTATTGAGGCACAGTTTCTAAAAGGCCATAGATTGATGCCACACTACACACTAAAAGAAATCCCAACCAATGAAAGAGATTTCAAGGCTGGTTTTATTTTCGGGGATGCCGCACTTTCGAGAATCGATTCTAATACACATCTTGGCTTGGAAGTGTATATCGGGGATAAAGATGGAGAACTAATCAAATATTTTGGAAAGCCTGTAGACCGAAAAGTGTATAGTCGAGATGCAATGCAAATCGCAGTTGATTATAATTTGCCTGCCGCAGTTACGTCTAACCGGACATTAAAAAATGTTGATGTTACGGATGATTTTATGATGGGGCTGTATAGCGCAAATGGGTGTGTTATTAAAAGTGGTAAACGTGTAGCATTTAAAACCACAAGCAAAGTCTTGTCAAACGAAGTTCGGTTGTGGTTGGAGTCAAAATCGATTATGTCATATATAACCACAAATAAAACGAAGTCAGTAACGTTCAAAAATGGGGAATATCAGTGCAAAGAAAGTTACGATGTGAATATTGTGGGGTTGTCGAATCTTATTAATTTTGCAAAACACGTTTCTTTCATCCATGGATATAAACAAAAACTGCTTCATTACATTATTTTAGAATCTTCACCAAAAGTCATATCCGTCGTAAAAAATGGTGTAGTGGAAGTGTATGACTTCAATGAGCCACATATGCATATTGGTGTCGTAAACGGGATGTGTGTTCATAATTGCGAGATTTTCTTGCGGTCATGTGGATTGTGTAATTTGTCGGAAGTTGTTATTCGGTACAATGACACTCTGGAAACCATCAAGAAAAAGATAGAAGTGGCTACGATCATTGGTACATACCAATCGACTCTTACGACATTTAGATATCTCAGAAACGTGTGGAAAAAGAACGCGGACGAAGAGCGTCTGTTAGGTGTTTCTTTGACCGGTATTATGGATCATCCGGTGTTGTCTATGGTGTCGGATGAAGCAAAATCATGGCTGGTGGAAATGCGTTCACATGCAATTGCCGTAAACAAAGAATGGGCAGACAAACTCGGAATTAACCAGTCGGTGGCCGTTACCACCTGCAAACCATCAGGCACAGTTTCGCAGTTGGTAGACTCCGCATCTGGTATTCACGGACGTTACTCTGATCAATATATTCGCACCGTTCGGTCTGATAAGCTTGACCCTATTGGCATCTTTTTGAAGTCTGAGGGTGTGTCGTGCGAAGATGATGCTATGAAGCCGGAAAAAACATGGGTATTTTCTTTTCCAATTAAGTCCCCGGATACGGCGCGAATTGCGTCAGATATTAGTGCCATCGAGCAACTTGAACATTATCTGATGTTCTATAAAAATTGGGCTGAGCATACGGTTTCTATTAGCGTATATGTCCGCGAACATGAATGGCTGGATGTTGGGGCATGGGTGTATAAGAATTTTGATGATGTCGGTGGCATTAGTTTCTTGCCTTATTCTGGTCATTCATACGCCCAAGCTCCGTATCAGCCTATTAACTTGGAACAATACGAGCAAGCTGTGTTGAATCACCCAAAGATTGATTGGTCTAAATTCGCAGTAAACGAGTATGAAGACAATACCGTTGGGTCACAAACCTTAGCCTGTTCAGGCCCGAACGGGTGTGAAATTTAATTAACCAAGTGGGGAGAAATCCCCACTCACAAAGGAAAATATGATTAAAGTATATTCAAAAAAGAATTGTCCAGCATGCGACACTGCAAAAAAGTTTTTGGTCGCAAAGGGGATCGATTTCTCAGAAGTTCGTATTGATGAAAATGATATTGCTAGAGAATTCCTAATTTCAAGTGGTCATCGAACTGTCCCACAGATATATAAAGATGGAATTTTATTTGTTAAAACTGTTGATGAATTGGCAAAAAAACCGTTAGAGGAATTTGTGTAATGCCTGCTATATCAAGAAAAGGTGATGATGTGCAGTCTCCGACTGGATCAGGCCCAGGGTGTGCTCTCCCGCTAGTCACGCATGTTGATGATGTAAATTCTTCTGCCGTATATGTAAATGATATATTAGTGGTTGTTTCAGGAAATAAGATTGAATCACATCCATTGCCTGGGTGTGTGTTGGTTGATGTTAGCACACTGTCTACCTTTTCTCCAAATGTTTTTATTGGCGGAAAAGGTGTTGGTAGAATTGGTGACGCTTATGGCAACAATGTTATCATTGAAGGCTCGCCAAACGTATTTGCAAATTAAAGGATAAAATTATATGGCTAGAAAAGAATATGCATGTTTTTCATGCGACACACATTTTACTATCAAAACAGAGTCTGGGGAACCAGTTAAGTTTTGTCCGTTTTGTGGAGAAGATTTAGAGATTGAAGATGGGAATGATTTTGAAGATGAAGATGAATGATTGTGGCATTCAACTCATCTAAATTTTTGTAATTGTTTACCCATTTTCTATATTGCTTGCTCCTGATATTATCATTGCTCCAGTGTGGTGATTCCAATACCCCTAAAGAGTATTGGATTTTTTCTTCTGCGTAAGTCATTTCAGCCTTGCCATAACAAAACACTAGAATTTCCCGTGTGAAATCGCTTTCACCATTTGTTTCGATGTAGGTCTTTAACCATGGAGAAGACGACCAGTAATCTTTCCAATCTGATTCTTTTCGATATTTTTTCTTAACACCATTTACGGTTTTTGTCGCAGCGGCAGTCAAAAGTTTTCTGCCGATGTACTTCTTTTTGTTAGAAATTTGTGTTATAAGATAAATAAATCCGATAGATTTTTCCGGGATATCTTCTTCCGTAAGAACTTTGCCTTTAAACAACCACATAAAATTTCCCTAAACCTGTTGCAATACATGTATTTATAGTGTACAGTGCAACGATTGCCAAGGTAGGCAATTCCAATTTTAACTCTGAAAGGTATTTCATTATGGCACGAACTCTGATCATTCCATCTTCCCCAGCTGACCTGAAAAAACTGAAAGGCTTTGTGCAAGAGGGTGCAGATTGTCTTTTGCGTATTGATTCTGAAAAAGATGCACTGAAAGACATCATTGAAGCGGCGACTGAAGAATTTGAACTTCCAAAAGGTGCCATTGCATCGTTGATCCGCCATCACCACAAGGCTGACTTTGAAAAGAAAGAAACTGAATTTGCAGACTTTTCGGAATTGTGGGATGCCGTAAAATCTGCGTAATGACATTTTTATATGAGGGTTGATAATGAATAGAGTCAATTGGCAAAAACATGAACCTGATTTCAATCCAATGGATTATTCTGGATCATTGCTTGCATCTTTAAAATTTTACAACTCTGATGTGGATGACGACGACAAAAAAGATTGGACAATTTCCTATTGGAAAGCGCAGGGGAAACCCACTGCATATTTTGATAAAATAAATGGTGCTTCCTTTGCACAATTAGGTGTCTTGATTAGAATCATGGAGCGTGGTTATACAATTGAACCACAGCATCAGAAATTCATAGATGACGAATATTTCAATATTTTGGCAAGGGCTAATAGG